CGCATTTGGCAAAGAGGCACTTCACATACATCAACGGCAACTAATGAATATTCAGCAGATAGATTTAGAACTGAAGGTAATAATTTAAGTACTACGATTAGTAGACAAGCATTTACTGCTGGACAAACAGATGTTCCTAATTTTCCTACATATTATGCAAGGGTTGCTACAAGTGCTAAACCTAGTTCTGGACAATATTGGGGATTAATGCAAAGAATAGAAGCACCTCTAAACGCAAGACAAGGACAAACTTATACTTTATCCTATTGGGTTCGTAGTACATCTGGAACAGTTGCCGCATCAGCCTTTACCTATGGATTTGGTGGTTCTGGTGCAGCTAGAAGTAATTCTCCAGCATTGACTACCACATGGCAAAAAGTGACAAATACACAAACAGTAAATCTGAGTGGTGGTGGTGCTTATATGTCAGTTTATATTATGCGTGTGCCTGATACTGCTCCATCAAGTATGAGTGTTGAAATTGCAAATGTTAAAGTTGAAGAGGGTCATGTAGCTACAGATTTTGAACACCGTCCATATGGAGAAGAGCTTGCGCTTTGCTCAAGATATTTTTGGAGACAATTCGTCAATGGTGCAAACGTGATTTATTTTAGAGATAACATAAGTTCTGCAGGGCAAAATATATTATATCAATATCCTGCTCCCATAGGCATGAGAATAAATGCTGCGGCAGTTACTTGCACTTTAACAGGAAGTGTTAGTGGGCCCACTCTCACTTATCATCAACATGGTGCGATTACAATTTATTGGGCATCCGTAAGTGGAGATAATTATGTTTATTCACAAGACTTGTCCATAAATGCAGAATTGTAGGAGACAAAATGTACAAATTAATGAATGAAGTAAAAGACACGGATGAAAATATTCTTAGTCCAGCTTTAATTTTTAGAAAAACAGATAGTACTTGGATTCAAAAAGATAATCAAAGTATAGACTATCAAGAATACTTAAAATGGGTTGAAGAGGGCAACACCCCTGATGCAGCAGACTAAATAGTATGAACAAGATTAGGAAACAATAATATGCCATTCATAGGACAACAACCGATTACAGGTGCATTCCACAAGTTGGATGCTATCACAACATCATCAACAAACACATATAATTTGTTTTTGAATGGTGGTGCGTATTCGCCTGCAAGTGCAAATCATTTATTGGTTTCGGTTAATGGTGTTATTCAGAGCCCCGGCTCTTCATTTACCATTTCTGGTTCACAGATTACATTCGTACCTTCAAGTGGTACTTTATCAAATTCTGATAACATCGACTTTATCATGGCACTTGGAGATGTTCTTAATATTGGAACACCAAGTGACGGAACGGTTACTGCTGCAAAGATTGGTAGTGGTGCAGTGACAGATGCAAAGATTGCTGGAATGGCTGCATCAAAACTTACTGGTGCTTTGCCTGCTATAGATGGTTCTGCATTAACTAATATAGAATCTGTTGATGTTTCTTTTATTGTTAGACAGGCAAGTAACCAAACATTGACAAGAGCACAAATGACACATATTACTGGTTTTACTAATGAAGATTATGATGTTCAAGGTGTTTGGGCATCTGATGCATTTACAGTTCCTTCTGGAAAGGCAGGGTTATATTTACTATATGCACAAGTCAATCACCAGTTCAACTCTATTGGTAATGATGGTGAATATGCCGATGTTCGTTGGTATAAAAATGGAAGTGGACTTAACTATAATACTAGAATGACTGAAATGAACGACCCAGGCAGACACTACAAAGAAATTTCTTCACAGGCACTTGTATTAGTGCAACTTGCAGTTGGTGATGTACTAAAAATATATGCTGGGGCTGCTGACCATAATGGTAGTGGTAATCATACAACACAATCAGCAAACACTTATGCATTTGGATATAAGGTGAGGGCAGTATAATGGCAGATTTATTTTCAAAAATTGAAGCGCACATTGGTAGACGAGTAAACCACTCTTCACCGCCTGAAGTTGTAGTTCAGTCTGATTCTGATGGAACAAGAATTGTAGAGTGGAATATAGACTCGCATGAAAAACCAACACAGTCACAATTAGATGCTCTAGAATCTGATGCTAATGCATTAGAGGTTGGGTATAGATTAGATGCTGTTCGTTCTGTTCGTAATCAAAAACTCGCAGAAACAGATTGGATTGTCACTATGCACAAAGAACTAGGAACAAACATTCCTACTGCATGGAAAACATACAGACAAGCATTAAGAGATATAACAGATGATGCAACATCGCTTGATGATGTTACATGGCCGGAGAAACCATAATGGCATTAATTAAAGTAAAAGCAAGAGGAACAGATAACGTAACTGGTCGTAAGAATCTTATCATCAACGGCGCTATGCAAGTAGCTCAGAGGTCAACTGCTGCTGTTCAAGCTGGTAATGGAACTTATGATACTGTAGACCGAATGATGACTTGGAGTGTTGCTGGTGGTGGAACATTTACTGGTTCACAAAGTACTGGTCATCAATTAGCTACTGGTCATGATACTGCATATAAGGTTGATGTGACAGGAGCAGATACATCTATTGCATCTGGTGACTACTATGAATTTTTACAACGTATTGAAGCAAAAAATCTTCAACACCTTAGATGGGGAACTGCCGCTGCTAAAAAACTGCAAGTTTCTTTTTGGGTTCGTGCAACAAAAACTGGTATTCAATCTTTATTCGTTAGTAAACAAGGTACTGGTACGGACTATAGAACTGTTATTAATTACACAATTAGTGCTTCCGACACTTGGGAACATAAAACAATAGAAGTTCCAGCGTTAACTGCATCAACGATTGCAAATGATGCCTCAACCTATGTACAAGTTGGTTTTATATTAGCAATGGGTTCAAGTTTTCAGAATGGTACTGCTGGTACTTGGACTACTAATTCTCTTTATTCAACTTCAAACACAGTAAATAATATGGACAGTACATCAAATGATTTTTATGTTACTGGATTGCAAGTTGAGGTTGGCGATACAGCTACAGATTTTGAACACCGCTCATTTGGGGAAGAACTAAGTTTGTGTCAAAGGTACTTTTACAAATTTATAAACACTGGACTATCAGACCACTATAACTTTTATTCGCCATACAGTCCTGCTCAAATAACTGCTGGTCTACCAAACAGTTCTGCAATCTGTCCAATGACATTTCCAGTAACTATGAGAGCCGCTCCAACAATGGCAACTACTCTTAGTGGTGGCACTTTGAATAGACAGACAAGTACACCTTTTGGATATGTTGCACAAATAGGAACTACTTCTACTGGTACTCATTATATAACACAATATCTTGCTAATGCTGAACTTTAAGGATTGAAATATGGATTACAACAACATAACTGTACAATATTATAAAGAAGATGATGGTAAAAATTCAACTAAATCATTAAAAGTTACACATGATGGAACTGTTTATGGTGTTCCAATTAGCATGGACAATACAGACTATGTAGAGATTAAAAAACTAATTGATGGTGGTAAACTAACAATTAAAGACGCAGACTAAATAAAAAGAAACAGGACATACACAAATGGCAATTTCTAGAATTAAAACAGACGGTATTCAAGATGATGCAGTAACCTCTCCAAAGATTGCTGACAATCCTGATTTCGATGGTCAGTTTGTTCGTGTACCACACGGTACTACTGCACAACGTCCATCCGGCGCAGCTGCTGGATACATGAGATTTAATACTGACTTAGGAACACTAGAACAGTTTAATACTACAACTAATTCTTGGCAAGCAATTGATAGTCCTCCAATTATTACTAGTCTTGCATATGCTGGTTCGGCAACTGGTGCAGACCCTGCTGGTGGGGAAACAATTACCCTTACAGGAACAAACTTTAAGGCAGGCGCAGTGGTCACTGTTGGTGGAACTACTGCACCTTCTGTAACCGTTGCTAGTTCAACGAGTATTACATTTACAACACCAGCAAAAACTGCTGCAGATTATGATGTTAAGATAACAAATGCAAATGGACTTTCTGCAACACTAACGAATGGTATTTCCTATAATGGTGTACCAGCATTTTCAACTGCAGCTGGTAATCTTGGTTCACTATCAGAAGATGTTGCAATGTCAACAATTACTATTGTTGCCGCAGAACCAGACGGAGGAACGCTTGCGTTTTCTGTAACTTCTGGTGCATTACCTACTGGCGTTTCTTTGGGTTCTGCAAATGGACAACTAACTGGAACACCAAATACAAATATAACTTCTAATACAACTTTTAACTTTACTGTCACTGCAACGGATGATGAAAATCAAACAAATGCTCGTGCATTTAATCTTATAGTTCTTCGTCCTATCTATGCGCTGCAAATTGCAAAAAGTATTAGGATGAATGATAATGCTGCACACTATCTCTATAAATCTGCTGGTGGTAGTGATGGAAATAGAACTACTTGGACATGGAGTGGTTGGGTTAAACGTACAAATCTTGGACAGGTCGCAGTCTTAGGTG